CCCAAGTACAGAATATCCCGAACATCACCTTGAAAATGATTTCCAGGTTTCTCGGTAGGTAACAAATCACATGACCATGCATCATGTCCAAGGGCAGCAAAGGCATCCCTAACCGTTGCCGATGTTTCGCAGGCTACTAAAACCCTCAACGTGTGTAAACTACCCGAAGAGTTACATTTTGGGTCGTAACTATCCAATATCATTACCTCTCATCTTACTCCCCAAAATTGTAGGATTAGCCCACTCTCGTTGTAATTTTCTCCACTGGGTATCTATTCTGCGATTAAATAACATAGCTTGTGGCATTAACCCCAGTGACAACACTGCCTTTAATCGTGATTCCGCTTTGGTTAGAGTATCAGAGCCATAACCAATTAATACATAGCATCGGTAAATATGATTTAATTTCATTTTGTTGTTTTTAAGCAGTGTGACAGCATCGACTAACGGCTCCCAATCATCAAATGTATCAAAAGCGAAAAATACCGCTTTGGGTTTAATAGTGAGTAACCAAAAAACATGCCATTGAGTAAACCTTTTAGCTTCTAACCCGCCAGTGAACCGTACATTTTTTTGTGTCAATAGCATCTTAAAAACTTCTTCTTGATGCTTTTGAGAGCAAGCCAACAAATTGCTATCAAGTATGTTGTTCCCTTCTTTAATTTGCAGTTCTCTTATTTTTCCTTCACGCTTCCATACATCACAAAACCAACAATGGTTAGGGCAACCTCGTGAAGTAATGGTATACCCCTTCTTGAGATACATCCCTGATTCAAATTCTTCACCACGATCACCAAGGGCAGGGCCACCTATTTTAGTCGGTGCTATTGCCGACCATGCTTTATATAATTTTTCCGCCAAAGGAATATCCCAAGAAAATGTTACAGATATGTGTACCTCGTCACATTCGTCAAACAGGCCAGGATAACCAACACGAGCATTTTCATCCGTTGGTGTAGCGTTAGTCCTTCTTGGGAACACCCTTATTATTTTCATAACGTGCGTAAACTGCCCGAAACCGTGTTATCTGCCTCATAAGTATCCGTTTTCATTAGTCATCCTTTTAGGCAAAACAATAGATAAATTTTGTTGTTACTATTGGTAACAAGCGAGCCTTATAGAATGTTGATAATAAATGGTCTACAGATGGAATTTTATGATTGTCATGCCGCTATCCTTTTCTGATCTGTCACCTTTGCTATCTTCCGCACCCAATATTGTGCCTCGGTCTTATACTGATCCTTAATATCTTTTGGCACTTCATACCGTGTTGTCTTGCGCCAGGACCCTGTGATGTAATAGTCGCCGATCAACAGCTTGTCCTTGCCTTCAAGCTTCTCTTTAAGAATACCATCTACCTCCTCGAATTCCTTGGCGTACTGTTGCAGGGATTCACGCTTAATAAGAAGCTCAAGCAACTCCTCATCATCAACAATGTCAACTTCTGTTCCGGTCCTTACCGGATTGCATATATGGAGGTATCCGCACTCCGAGCATACGTTGTCATCCCATTCAATAGGATCCGGAAGTGTGCCGGCCTCGACATGGCGGTTAATGGTTTCGGCTTTCTGCAACAGTTTTTCTCCGAGTTCATAGTCAAGGTTTACCTCGATCTCTTTCATGGCGCCGGTGGATTTGTTTTTGAGAATAAAAAACCCTGTCTCTTTGTTGTCCATCAGCAAGTACAATGTCATCTGTGCGGGGTACGACCTCATGTAGTGGTACTTGGAATTGAGCATATCGGCTACCGTGTTGGTCCTGTCGAAAACAAAAGGGCTCATACTCTTAACCTCGATAGGATACACAGTAGCACCTATCTGAATCTTAGCGTCGATGTGTCCAGTAATCCCGTACTTAGCCCACTCAAAAGCCCTCTGCTGTTCGATGACGGTAAATCCTGCGTCTTTGAGATCACGCAGTACCCTATCTTCCACATCGTTACCGATATCAAACACCATCTGGAGAGAAGGCCCGTGTAAGACCTTCTCCTGCCAGTGGGTGCGCTCAAAGGTAAGATACCGTGTGCAGGGATGACCCAGGGAAGAGGCCCGGTTGCTCCTCACGGGCCATTGTTTTATCTCCCTTGCCTTCTGGTCTATCACTCGCTCTACTATCATTAGTCGTCCTCCCCTGGCTGTCTCTGTCTCGTCTCTGCCCACTTGCAAGCATCTTCATATTTGTCCGTAGGAATGTCTTTCGAGGATTCCACGCCTATTGTCTTGAGGTAGTCCTTAATTTCATCGTCAGACCATCCTGCTTTCTTTGCTATGGCGTAAAAGCGTTTCCTTTGAGCATCAGAAATACATCCTGTCCTTTGTTCCTTGCTTGAACCGTAGTCAACCGTGGTGGCTTTCTCTTTAGTTATCCCGGCCTCTTTCAGTTCTTCCCAGGTGAGATTGCGGATACCGAGAAGCCGAGTGATGCCATTACCGATAAGGTTCGTGTATGCAGCCTTCTTGACATCGGTCTTATCAATCTCTGAGGGTGGCAACTCTTTTCTTTCTCCATTGGTTTCCTTGCCGTACTTCTTGAAGAAACCGTCCTTTGAGGATCTGGCGCCTACCGCTTCGATTGTGACGCCACCGAGGGTGAAATAGCCTTTGTATGTGTAGCTGTAATGGCCTCCCTCTAACGATTCAAAGACGGGCTCGTCTATTCTCCAAGAGATACCAAACAGCCGGGCAATCTTTTCGGCGCCTGATGCCCACAGGTACGGCTTGCCCTGTTGGTCAATCCAATCATGGAAGTTAGTTACCCTGAATACTAAGGATTTGATCTTCTTTACCGCCTCGATCCGCTTCTCAGCCTGGTCAGCAATAACTAATAACTGATCGTCTGCTATTGCGGGTACATCCGTTATTGGTGCTACATCCATTATATCACTCATACTCCCTCCTTATATTATTGCGTCCCCGTGGGTGCGCTTACTTTTCCGTATCGGATTGCTTGCAACGTGATACCCCTCAAGATGTCTCTTGAGTATCAGTCTGATAACCTTCTTGGGATCATCCTTGCAGAGCCAATCTATCAACATCAGTTTTAGTTTATTCATATTCCCTCCTTGTAATTTGCGGGGCCGGTTTGTTGAGTTTTTCCGCTAACTCGGTCCCTTTCAAAGACTCCGACCCCGTTCTACCCACAAATGCTAAATAGTGATCTCCTTTCAATTATTTTACTCTTGCCCCTCTCCAACTGGGTGCGGAGCTAAAACATACAACAGCCCTGCTATCTCGCCGACTGGTTGTGATAGCCGTTTTTATCCCCATTGTTCTGCCATAGCGGTTGCAATGCCCTGGAAGGTACGACTTCTTGCTATTGAAGTCCTCGGCATCTTGTACCATCCTTTTGTATATCTATGCCCATTTGGTGTTGTGATATACGTTATTTTTACTATTTCTGTAGGCATTAACGGAGGCAAGTTCTTTAACCATAAACAAGTTTTTTTTGAATGGTCATGCCCAAAATACCAAGGTTGTATAATCTGAGAGTATTTTGGTAACATTGATATTTTTGCAGGCAAGGGATTTTCAATACATATTTTTGGTATTGAACAATTCAACAGGGTAAAGAAAAAAGAGTTATCGGGAATTACATTTTCTTCCCTGTTTAACCTTGCTCTGTTGCGACAAAGATAAGTGCATGGAGGGTGTGCTATCATTAAATCCCAACCGTCATTAAGTATCTCAAGGACATCACCCTGAATATGTGGCCCCGGTCTTTCAGTAGGCAACAAGTCACATGACCACGCATCATGTCCTCTTGCTATAAAGGCATCACGGACTATACCGGAAAACTCACAGGCGACAAGGACTCTCATCTCGTCCACTCCTTACTTGTTTTGTGCTCGTTCAACGCCCTGTCACAGAGCCATTGGTTTACCTTCGCCCGGTTCTGTACTCTCTCCTGCCTCCACTCAACCTCATGGCAGATAGCGGGGATAGTGGCAAGCATGGCGAGCCAGAGTAAAGCTGAGAGGACTAATGCCCAAAAGATATCTTTAAATGCTTTCATGCTGTCCTCCTGAATAGTTCAAGGTCTTCGTCTACCGTGATAGTCAGCCCCATTGCTTCAAACTGCTCGGGGTCTTTCGGTACCCTGCCTGTACCTTCACATGACCCACACGCAATGTAGCCAAGGTAGTTACACCGTCTGCATCCTCCGGGGCAATCGTGCTCGTGGATTCCTTCGCCCCCGCAATCGTCACAATCCTTGTAGGATTCGTCATCCATTACCAGTTTGATTGCTGCCAAGTATTCTGAGTGATACATGGTGGCCTCCTTTATGTTGTTTGATGAGCATGATACAATTATAGACTATTGTCGGGAGATGTCAAGAAAAATCAACAAAAAATTAAGGGTAAAAAGAAAATATTTTTTTAATGTAATAA